GGCATTTTTCCACATCATCTAAAAAACCTGATTGACAGGCACTCCTGCTGATAATATGTTAGTGGTGTCGTGGAGAAATTATTATGCAAGAAAACACTGTTATCCGTGGGGCGGCAGTCCGTCTAGGTTCTGGTCAACACAAAATTGTCTGCCCATTCTGTTCAAGTCAGCGGAAAAAATCCAATCAAAATCAGAGAACACTATCCCTCAAGATAGATGGCAGTGATATCCTGTATAACTGTTGGCACTGTGACGAGAACGGCATTGTTCCGTTTGAAGAAAAACAGATACCAATCAAGAGGGGAATCACTAAAATGGCTTTAGCTGTAAAGCATGACTATTCAGAATTATCAAAGAACACTATCGACTGGCTAAAGAAGCGCAGTATATCAGAAGACACAGCCAAGGACGCTGGCATTCAAACAAAGCGTCACTTCATAAACAGTTTGCAAAAAGAAGTTGAGTGCGTGGTTTTTCCATACACCAACAAGGGAAAGACCTACGCGGCAAAGATCCGTGCGCTAGAAGACAAGGGGTTTTCTTGTAACGGCGCACCAGCCAACTTCTTTAACTATGACAACATCGATCCGACAGATGATATCTTTATTGTCGAAGGCGAAATGGACGCGCTTTCATTTATTGAGGCTGGGTTTGAGAATGTGGTAAGCGTTCCAAATGGCGCAGTGATGAAGGTTGTTGATGGCAAGATTGACCCACAAGAGGACAACAAGTTTAGATTTTTGTGGGATGCCAAGGACAAATTAGAACAGGCCCCCAAAGTAATCCTCGCCACCGACAACGATGAAGCTGGTAAGGCTATGGGTGAGGAGATTGCCAGACGCATCGGCAAAGATAAATGTTGGGTTGTTGAGTTCCCAGATGGGGTGAAGGATGCCAACGAACTTCTGGTCAAGAAGGGGCGCAATTCATTTGAAAAAGTCATCGCGGGATGTTCGCCCTATCCTGTGTCAGGTCTGTATGAGCCTGACCATTTCTTTGACAAGCTGGATACGTTATACGAAAAGGGTATGGGCAGGGGAGCGTCCACTGGATACAGCAACCTAGACGAATTTTACTCGATTGTTGAGGGTCAGCTTACTGTGGTGACAGGACATCCATCGTCAGGAAAGTCTGAGTTTGTTGACCAGCTAATGGTAAATTTAGCTGAGGAAAGAGGGTGGAAGTTTGCCGTTTGCTCATTTGAGAATGACCCACCATTGCACATAGCCAAACTGATATCCAAACGAATGCGTAAGCCATTTTTTGCGGGACACACGCCCAGAGTTACGTCAGAAGAGTTAGAAGAGGGAAAAAAGTTTGTCAAAAATCATTTCTCGTTTCTGTATCAAAACGATGGGGCAATGGCTACTGTAGATGGGATTATTGAACGCCTAAAGATTGCGGTTATGCGTCAGGGCGTAAGGGGTGCTGTTATAGACCCATACAATTACATCCAACAGGACAAGGGTGATCAGAGCGAGACAGGTTGGATATCTGATATGCTGACAAAGTTACGGGTGTTTGCAATGAGTCATGATTTGCACCTTTGGTTTGTTGCTCATCCGACTAAGATGTTGCGAGGTGTTGACGGTAAGATACCGCCGCCGAAGGGTTATGATATCTCTGGATCTGCCGCATGGTTTGCCAAAGCTGACATAGGAATAAGTGTGCATAGACCAGACCCAGTTGCCTCTGCAATGTCTGAGGTTCACGTTTGGAAGTGTAGATTTAATTGGGTTGGTAAGCAGGGCGTTGCTGAATTGTATTTTGACCCACTGTCTATGACCTACTCAATTGACAACAGTAAAGATAATTTTCCAGCAAAGCCTATGGCGCTCAGTGAGGTTCCGTTTTGATGAATGGCGGTTCTGATACCCGAAGGGGTGTAATGATGCTCAGTGAGGCTCAGAGCGCGATTAATGATAGGGGTGAGAACTATGGCACACCCTTGGACAACTTTACGCGCATAGCTAATCTGTGGTCTGTTGTTTTGGGTGTAGAAGTACAGCCGCATGAGGTGGGGTTGTGTATGGATTTGGTAAAGACAGCACGTTTAATTGAAACGCCTGACCACTACGATAGCTGGGTGGATAAGGCTGGTTATGCGGCGGCAACAGTAGAATGTTTTGAAAAGGGCAACACAACGCTTGATTAAATTTGTAGTATGATATAAATATAAGGGGAACAGGAAAGTTGTTCCCTTCCACGACAAAGGGGCTGGCGTAAAAACCAGCCCCTTCTTCTATTTTGGCATGATTATTGCAACTACTTGGTTGTATCAAGTGGAAAGGCATCATCAAGGCCGACCTTCATATCGGCTACGATTGATGCTTTCCCTGCCAAGTAATTATTCCATGTGCGGATCAGCATAATGGAATACATATGCGAAGTGATGGATTGTGTTCGATCCATACGCATACGAGCAACGGTATTGAGCAAAAGGCGAACAGGTGAGCGAACACCCTTGCCGTATCCAGCTTCCAAATCTGCCATGAAACACTTGACCTTTTCAGAATGACCCTGCTTCCAAGCGAGGTACATTAGAGCAATCAAGTGAGCCACTGGGTAAGTGGTATGCTTATTAACGGCTTTTGCCTTTTTAATGCACAGTTCAAGAACAGAGGAGTCCATCTTTTCATTATAAGTTGAACGCATCTGGTCATGATTAAGTTCTATTGAACGTGCATCAGTATCGCCACTCTCCCAAGCACTAATCAGGCGAATAGCCAAACCAGTCTCACGAGGATATGGCACACCCATAATCGTGAAGATATCGGCGTTGGTGCGCTTCTTGCCCACATCAAAGTGAACAAAACTATTGCTATCAACACCGAACACGCAATGGGTCATGAATGGCTTATTGGCGCGAACACAGGCCGACAAGCGGTTTTGTCCATCCAATAACATTCCATGACTGCCAAACACTATAGGAACACCAGTCAATGACCAGTTATTTATGGTCATATCATCTGCGTATTCCTTAATCTGCTTTGGCTTCTTGGAACGATTGCCAACATTAAGGTTATCCAGAACATAAGTTGCCAGTTCTGGTGAGAACTGAACAACACGACTATTCTGGGGTGGATTGGAAATTAACGAGGATAAGTTTGCTGTCTGCTCGTCAACATCCATGTCAGAACTAATCTGACGCTGTTTTGAAACCAAATTAAGCATATGGTTTCACCATGCCTTTCTGCACCTTGTCCGTTTGTTGGTGCTTTAAGGTTATGCCCTTGCTCAAGGGGCTGATGTCTCCCGAAGCGGTGAGCAGTCGCATCGGATCTGCGATTACATATTTGTAATATGGTATAAAATTAATGGGGTTGGTTGATGCGGTAAGGGAGGAAACCCACTGCCGCCGCACCAACCTTTAGGCTTACCCATAAAGCCTTCACACTCTGGCAGTGGATTATCTGGCTTTGTTCCAGTGCATAGCGCATACCCGACCATTTGGTTCAAGGTCTGCGAAGTCACCATTTTCTGAGTTCGATAGCGTGTACTTCTCGCTATACTTGTCATAAATCATTGTGGTGACATGGAGAGGAACAAGGCCAACTTTTTGGCACTCAAATATATAGGCTTCTTTTGCCTTATCGAATGTTAACTCGCCCATGTTTACGCTCCCTTCTTGCAATTTTAATAGCACCAACAAACAAAACAAATGTTCCTGAGTACATAATTATAATACCTGTTATAAGATTGTTGTGCGGGTTTTCTAACCAACCTATGCCAGCCATCATCATCAAAATGCCTAGACAGAATACAAACCCCCAAAAAATTTTATCTTTCATCGTACATCTCCCCTGTGAGCATATCAATATGATATGTGAACTCATCATAAGTAAGCCAGTGATAAGGCGTGTGGTCAAGGTGGAATGAAGGCGTGGTCATGCCCTTGTGTGTTATGGGGCTTTCGTTAACGTCCACATCCTCAACCTTATAGACATAGTGCCAAGCCTTTCGGATCCCCTCATCGTCCTCATCGATCTCTGGCATATAACGATAGCCGTTGTATCGATAGGATGGTGCGTTATGCCAACTAATCATCAGTGCATCTCCTTTTGTTTGTGTAGCTTTGCAATCATCTTTAGCTTTTTGCCAGCCGATACTGCATGGGTGACAGATTTATCTGCCACCTTACTTTCATGCATTTTTTGATTGTAAAAAGAGTTGAGTGCGAGCAACAAGGCGTTTACCTCTTTAGAAGTAAACAAGATTTGTGTTTTCTTCTGCATCGTCAACAGCCTCTTCTAAAGTTTTTTGAGCAGTCAGGGTTTCAATTAACTTTTCCCTGTTGTCATAATCATATGGCTGGGTAAGCTGTTCGATAAGAGTGTCGAGTGCTACACCAACCGCGCAAGCCTCACCTTTAGTGAGAGTTAGTTTTACTAGTGACATCGCGTTTCATCTCCTTCCAAACATCCATCACAAAACAACACCAGCCGACCATGCCGACTGATGAACCAATAATTAAAACAATCCAAACAAAATCATTCATAATCTTCCCCCTCTATTTCATATTCTAACCAACCATTAGAAACGTCAACTCCCAACAAAAACATTTCTTTATCTGTTTCTGTATTGAAACCGAATGTTTCAGATTTATCCCTATCTCTACCCCATATAATGGTGACAGCGACATTTGCATTGTCGATATATTCTTGAGTTTGACCAATGCAATTAGCCAGTGGTTTTTGTATTACCATACAAATTTCTCCTTTTGTAACACTCGCCAGCGTCTATGCCAGCATCTACAACTATCATGAAAAGAAGGG